CAAATAAAGTTGAAACTTACATACAAGAAAACCCAGAACAATCTCAAAAAATTTTCGCAATGATTATGCCTGAACAAGGTATTGCAAATATTCTTAAAAATAAATCTAGTGAAGGTGATGAAGAAGTTAGTGAAGAAGAAGTAACTGAATCTCGTCCTACTAAAGAAATAGTACTTGAAGGAGTACAAGAAGGAAAAGAAGAAAAAGGAAATTATTCTAGTCCAGATGCAAGAGGAAATTATTCAGACACAAGAGGTAATATTATTAGAAAATTAAAAGAAGAAGGAAAAATTTCAGATAGACCAGATCCAAACTATAATCCTGATAAAAAATATAAAGATTATACAAAGTTTTATAAAAATAAAAAAGCGGACGGCGGAATGGCTGGTACTAAAACTTATCATCAATATCACGATCAGTATGTACCTATGGATTCTGAAGGAATGGGGTACGCGAACGGTGGTGGTGTAGGTTCTATGTTAAAAAGAAAAAGTTTTAGAGGTGGTGGCATGGACATGGGTAATGCATCTAACCAAGCTCAAAGTGCTTCTATGGGTGGTAGTGGAAGAGGTGGTGATTTAAGTAATGCTACACAAAATAGAAATCATCAAGCTGCAATGAGAAATGCTCAAAATTCAGGAAAAAATTTTATTACAAAATTTATAGATCACGACAATTTTACAGATCAATTAAAATTTAATAATACAATACCAAACTATCATCAACTAGGCGGACTTGATTTTATGTCAAGATTTCCAGGTATAAATCCTAGTGTGGCAAAAGCTTTAGCTAAAGGTTATCAATATACAACTGAAGGAGCTAGAGCTCTAACTAATCCAGATATTGATTTTGCAGATGCAATGAATAAAGCAAAAGAAGAAACTAGATTAAATAGTATTGGTATAGATGATTTTGCTAATCCAGAAAGTGTAACGTATACACAATATCAAGATTTAGTTCCTGAAACAGGAAAAGTTCTTTTTGCCAACGGTGGTGGAGTTGGATCTATGATGCAACCTAAAAAGAAAAGAGTTAGTTTTAGAGGTGGGGGTATGGATATGGGTAATCAGTCTAATCAAAATCAAAGTGCTGCAATGGGTGGTGGTAATACAAATAATAATACCGGAGGCGGAGGTGAAACAAATAGACCTAATCCTCATACAGATTCAGGTTATTCTAAAACATCTACTGTTAGTGGAGATAGAATGAGATCTTCAGCTAGAGAATTTGTTCAACAATTAAATAATGATAGAGCAATAGCAGCAGGACAAGGTGGTCCAAAATTTGAATCTTATGGTGGAGGTTCTAGACCTCAAAATACAGGAATATTTGGTGGAGGTTTTAATCCACTTGCTATGATTGCAGGACTATTTGGCGGACCTTTAGCAGGACTTTTAACAAGAGGACTAATGATGGGTAAAGATAAATTAATAGGTCTTAATGATTCAATACAAAACTCTGATTTTGGAAGATCTAAAACTTTAGCAGATTACTTTGATGCAAGAAAATATGGAGGCATTGATGCAAGAGATGCGGCTGCAAAAGCAAATATGGCTGATGCAAAAAATATAACAAATAGAATTAGTACTGATTTTAATCCAAGAGGACCTAACGAAATGCCAGCAGTAAATATTACAGGATTAAATAATAATGATTACGAAGGCGAAATAGGTGCAATGAATAATAATGACTTTAGTGGTGTGCAAAATGTAGATAGATCTTTAACAAGTAATCAAATTAATGAGTTTGAACAGTCACCAGAATTTAAAACTAGTTTAATTAACGAGTTTGGACAGTCACCAGAATTTAATACAAGTTTAATAAATGAGTTTGGTGATAATAGAAATAAAGTAAATGAGTTTGGACAGTCACCAGAATTTAATACAAGTTTAATAAATGAGTTTGGACAGTCACCAGAGTTTAATACAAGTTTAATAAATGAGTTTGGAATTAAAGATAAAGGTATTTTAGATGCTAACGCAGGTTTTCAAGGAATACCAGGAACGTCTGATCAAGGTTTTGGTATAATGAATTCTGATGCAGCTAAAAAAGCTGCGATGTCAGTTATAGCTAATGCATTTAAAGAAAATACAATGCCAGGAACAAGTGATATGGGTTACCCTGATAGAAATATGAATTTTCCGGTAGATCTAGGAGAAACAACAGCTTACAACGATGCAGATTTTGTTAATGAATATGGTTATCCACTTACAGCATCTTTAGTTAATAGTATTAAACCTGTAATAACTCAAGAAAATTCATCAGTTGGAGTAGTTCCTAAAGGAGCTGGTTTTATGATAGATGGTGATTTAGGATCTCTTCGATCAACTGTAGATTTTTCAGATATGATAAATAAAGATATTAATCCTGAACTTAATTACACAGGAAATTTTTTAGATGGCAAAGCTAATTTAATTGGAAATTATAAAGATGGTTCAGGTAATATTACAGGAACTTATGGTGACGGTAACATAAATTCATTTATAAATTATGATGGCGATAGTCCATCTGCTGGTATTCAATTTAATAAACAATATTCAGGTGGAAATCCGCTTAAAGCAATTCTTGAATCTTTAGGAATTAGAAATTAATAATGTTGCATATTAAATTTAATCCAGACATTCAGCAAATAGTTAAATATGATCCTGAAGTTGGTTTAACTCCTAATGATCCTGTTGCTACTCAAGCTGAAATAAAACAATGGGCTAAAGAAAATCCAATGCCTTTAGACACACCTAAAAAAACAGACCCTAGAATGCTTAATGAAGTACTTGAAAGTTTGACAGTTAAGAAAACACCTGATAGTACTACGGTCGAAGAAGGTGTTGAAACAATAACAGATAGAGGATAAAATAGCTTATGGCTACTATAGATAAATCATTACCCAATACAAAAACTGAAATAGAAATTCCAGGAGAAGAAGTTCTTATTGGAGCACAAGAAGAAGAAATAGTTGAGCAAGAAGGTAAGGAAACAGATATTCAAATAGAAGAAGATGGTAGTGCTACTATTAACTTTGATCCTTCAGCAGTTGCTCCTGAAGGTGGTGAAGAACATGACTCTAATCTAGCAGAATTTTTAGAAGACAATATTTTAGATCCATTAGCATCAGATTTAATGGACAAATATAAAGAATATAAACAATCAAGACAAGAATGGGCAGATAGTTATCGAGAAGGATTAAATCTACTTGGATTTAAATACATAACTAGAACCGAACCTTTTAGAGGAGCTAGTTCAGTTACCCATCCAGTTCTTGCCGAAGCCGTTACACAATTTCAAGCTCAAGCTTACAAAGAATTATTACCTGCAGATGGTCCAGTTAGAACTCAAATTATGGGTGATGCAAATGTTGCTAAAGAAGAACAATCTAAACGTGTTAAAGATTTTATGAATTATCAAATTATGGATCAAATGAAAGAATACGAACCTGAGTTTGATCAAATGCTTTTCTATCTTCCCCTGTCAGGCTCTACTTTTAAGAAAGTTTACTATGACGATCTTTTGGGTAGAGCTGTTTCAAAATTTATACCCGCTGACGATTTAGTGGTGCCGTACTCTGCTACCTCATTAGAAGATACGGAAGCCGTAATCCACGTTATACGTATTTCACAAAATGATTTACGTAAACAACAAATCAATGGCTTTTACAGAGACATTGATTTGGGAGAACCGCCTTTACAAGAAGATCAGATAAAACAAAAAGAATTAGAGTTAGAAGGTATTCAACAAAATGGTACAGAAGACATGTTTACTATTTTAGAGATGCACGTTAACGTAGATTTAGATGGTTATGAAGATGTTAACCCTGAAGATAATGAACCAACAGGAATACAACTACCCTATATTATAACAATAGACGAAGCTAATGGAAAAGTTTTATCTATTAGAAGAAACTTTGAACCAAATGATCCTTTAAAAAAGAAAAAAGATTATTTTGTACATTACAAATTTTTACCAGGTATGGGTTTTTATGGTTTAGGTTTAATTCATATGATTGGTGGATTAAGTAGAACTGCAACTGTTGCATTAAGACAATTATTAGATGCCGGAACTTTAGCTAATTTACCAGCTGGTTTTAAAACCAGAGGTGTTAGAATGAGAGATGATGCTCAACCTTTACAGCCTGGAGAATTTAGAGATGTAGATGTTCCAGGTGGAAATATTAAAGATCAATTTATGCAATTACCTTTTAAAGGACCTGATCAAACTTTATTACAGTTAATGGGTGTTTGTGTTAGCTCTGCTCAAAGATTTGCAAGTATTGCAGATGCACAAGTTGGTGATATGAATCAACAAGCTGCGGTTGGAACTACAGTTGCTCTTCTTGAGCGTGGTTCTCGTGTAATGTCAGCAATCCACAAAAGATTATATGTTGGTCTTAAAAATGAATTTAGATTATTAGCAGGAGTATTTAAAAGTTATTTACCACCTGAATATCCATATGACGTTCCAGGTGCATCAAGAAATATTAAAGTGCAAGACTTTGATGACAAAGTAGATATCTTACCTGTTGCAGATCCTAACATATATTCTCAAACACAAAGAATTTCTATGGCGCAAACACAATTACAACTAGCTCAATCAAATCCTAAAATGCATAATCTATATCAAGCATATAGATCTATGTATGATGCAATTGGTGTTAAAAATGTTAATGCAATTTTACCTCCACCTTCTGCACCGCAACCTATGGATCCAAGTTTAGAACATATATTAGCTATTAGTGGTAAACCTTTTCAAGCTTACCCAGGCCAAGACCATAAAGCACACATCGACGCTCACTTAAGTTTTATGTCAATTTCTATGGTACAAAATAATCCTATGGCAATGATGTCATTACAAAAAAATATACTAGAACACATTAGTTTAATGGCACAAGAACAAATTCAATTAGAATATGTTCAAGAAATGAAAGAACTACAAATGATTCAACAACAAATGGCTCCAATGATGCAAAATCCACAAGCTGCACAAATGATGCAACAAAATCCACAAGCTATGCAAATGCAACAAAGAGTAAAACAACTAACTTCTATGATGGAAGCTAGAAAAGCAGTGTTAATTGCAGAAATGACTATGGATTATGCTAAAGAAGAAGACAAAATTAGCAGTGAAGTAGGTGGTGATCCATTACTTAAACTAAAATCTAGAGAATTAGACTTAAAAGCTAGAGCGGATCAAGACAGAACTGAAAATAATGAAGCTAGACTTGATTTAGACACTATGAGAGCTATGATGAATGACCAACATCACGATGAAAGCCTAGAACAAGACCAAGAATTAGCTGAAATGCGTGCAGGAGTATCAATTGCTAAACAAGAAATGGCAGATCAAAGTAAAAGAAACGATTTTGGTAGAAATTTTAAAAAAAATTAACTATAATATTAATAAGGAGAAACATTATGAGTAAAGATTGGCAAAGAGGTTCAACATTTATGAATGACGACGTTAAAGTTGAAAAAGAACTAGGCGTTGGTTCAGATGGTTACCAAACAGGAAATAAACCAGTAGAAATGACTAGTGGTACTGAATCACAAGTTGTAACTGTTAAGGGAACTAAAAGAATGAGAGCTGATAAAAGACCTGTAAAAGCTACTTGGTACTAACATGTGGTTGTCGGCAATTAAATTAGCCGTCTCTGCTGGAAGTAAAATTTATGCTAACAAACAGAAGACTAAAATAGCTATGTCAGATGCACAGCTTATGCATGCATCTCGTATGGCCGAAGGTAAGGAAGCTTACCAGGGAAAACTTTTAGAAGCCCGTCAGTCAGATT